GGTACCAAATGCCGGCGCGGCAGCCTTCTTCCTCGCTCCCGCCATGAACTCTCGCATATAATCAGAACCGTGGCGGAACGCCACGGCGTCATTTGCCGGATCATCGAACCCAAACAAGCCGCCTAACCCCTCCAGAATATTGACGACACCAAACACGACGGTCCCGGCGGCACCTGCGGCGGTCCCCGCGACCCCCGCCGCAGCCTTCGCCTCGGCCAGCGCATAGTAGGCCGCCGTCAGCGCCGTCACGGCGGCTGTCTCCGCTACCTGCAACGCGGTAGCCGTTGCCGAGGCCGCGGCCAGCGCCCCCGTCGCCACCGTCGCCGTCCCTGTAGCCGTGGCCAGGGTCACTTCGGCCGCCGTCGCCGTTGCGCTCGCCGCAATAAAGTTCCACAGCGCCGAGACCGCCTTCTGCGCCAGGGCCACGACTACCGCCTGACCAACCTGATTCAGAACCTCCCGCCACGTTCCGCCGCCCCGCCACGCCGCCTCGATCCAGTAGTTCACGAACTGATCCGACGCCTGAATGAGAATGTCGTGCGTCGCCAGCCAATCGGCAACCAACTGCTCCTGTTCCGCCCGGGCAATTTCCGCCCGCTGCTCCGCATAGACAGTCTCAAGGTCGAACCGCGCCTGCTGTAACTCCTGATACGTCTCAAACGCCTGGGCCGGGAACAGGTCTACCTGCTCCTGGTACCACCGCTCGATCTCCAGCAGTTGCTCTTTGTATTGGCGCTCGGCTTCGAGCATCTGCCGGCTGAAAGTCGCCGAGGATCCGAACCGCGCCCGGTCGAACTCGTCCGCCTCTGCCAACCGCGCCTGGTAGTTGATCTCTTCGAGGTGCCTGATACCATCGAGGCGCTTTCTGTGATTCGCCGCGAGTTGTGCGGTGATTTCCTCGCTCAGATCCTCCGCGGTCGGTGACGTCGTTGGCCCCAACAGGGACATTTCAAGACTGACCGGGACGGTGATCTCCGGCGCCTTGAAGGAATAGACCTGCTCAATGTTCTTTTTCAATTCCTCGGTGGAAATCTTGCTCCAGTCGATCTTCACCGGTGGCGTCCAGACCATCGGCGCCCGCCCCGATTCGGAGAGGATCTTATCCTTCCACTCCCTGATTTCCCCTTCGGCTGCACGGAGAGAGCGGTAATCAACCTGAACTCCATACTGGGCCTTAATTCCGACTGAACTGATTTTATCCAGAAACGAATCCCAAGCGTCACCGAGTTCATTGGATAGATGGTCTTTGAAGCGTCCGAGGCGCGGCAGGCGCATTTGTGCAAATGCCTTCTTCATCTCATCAATGCCGGCCTTGATCTGCGCGTTATCGAAATTCCCTATACCGAAGAACGACTTGGCGGCACCGCCGAAAACCGAGAGGAGCGCCCGGAGATTGTCCGCCGCGAAATTGAACAGCTCGATCAGGGCGTTGACGTTTGTAATGATGACCGTGGCGATCATGTCAGCCGCAAAGGTCGCGGCGCCGGCGAGAGCGCCGAGAATATCCTTCAGGCTGATCCACCCGGAAAGGTCGGGTTTATCCCCTGCCGCCTTCTGGAGCGCCGCGAAATCCTTGGCAGTCTTATCTGCCGCCTCCCCGAGCCCCGCAAGATCGCGGCCCGCGGTAACAAGGTCGGCAATTTCTTTCTTGGCTTCACTCGCATCCTGTTTTACCCGAGAGAGTGAGGTGATCCCCTTCATCCCTCCTCCAAGGATCTCCATGACCTGGCCAAAGGCCCAACCGAGCATCGTCAGGGCCTGGACAGTAGCGTCCACGAAAGCGAGGAGATCCTCTTTATGGGACCGAATCCAATCGATCGTCGCCCAGACCATGTCCCACAACTTGTCCCGATACAGGGCAAAGGCGTCCTCGGCCACGCTCTCGATAGCTGACTGCAGTTCCCTGAACTGCATGCGGAGACTTGATCGCATGGTACTCGCAAGGCGATCCGCCTCCCCGCTGGCCCCTTCCAGCTCCTGCTGAAATGCCCGGACCTCATCGACCATTTCAGCCAGGTTCAACGCCGCCCGACTGGACCGAATATCAAATACGTCTGGAATGACATCCTTCGCCTCGCGGCCCGATTTCGTCAGGTGTTCCAGGACGTCAATGAACTTGGTCCCCTCCAGTTTCATCTTCTTGGCGTATTCGTAGGCGCGCTGGATCGACATGGCGAGGTTGGTGCCGGCCATCGATCCGCGAATGCCGGCGTCGCCCAGCTTGCCGAGCATAGCCGCCACTTCCTCAAGCGTGTACCCATAGGCAGAGGCTACCGGCGCGACGTACTTGAACGCCTCTGCCAGATCGGCGATCTCCGTACTCGACCGGTTGATGGTGGCGACAAAGACGTCGTTGATTCGGCCTAACTGCTCCACCGGCATCTGCATGGACCGGAGCACCGCCGCCGCAATGTCCGCCGATTCAGCCAGGTCGATATTACCAGCCGTCGCCAAGTTGAGGACCCCGGGCAGCGCCTTGATAGCTTCCGCAGCCGTAAATCCAGCCTGACCTAAATACTTGAGCGCTTGCGCAGCCTGCGCCGAACTGTACTCAGTAGTCGCCCCCATATCTTTGGCGGCCCGCTCCAGGGCCTGCATTTCTTCCTCGGTGGCCCGCATGACCGCCCCGGCCACCGTCAGCATGTGCTCCAGGTCCATGCCGACCTGTGTCGTCATCTTAGCCATTCCGATGAGACCGCCCGCAATCCCGATACCGGCGAGAACGCCCCCCATCTTCACGGCCGCCGCAGAAATGCCATTGAACGCAGACGTGACCCCCTTGCCGGTCTTGAGCGCCCCCGCCTCAAACCGGGCAAATGACATCTGCGCGGCCGTCAACGTACCGTTCAGTCGACTCGCATCCGCCTCAAGGATCGCGGTTAATGTCCCAATGTTAGTGCTCATCGCGCTCCCGTTTCTTGGTGGTCGCCTTCATTGCACCAACCATCGTTTCACGCATCTGCTGGACCGACTGTTTAGTGTCCGCTGTCCGGCTGTAGATGTTCGGCATCAGTTCCTCCGGCGATATGGCCTTTTTTCCGCGGGCGCGGTGTGGGTTGATCGCCGCCGCCGCGATCAAACCCGCGCGCCAGTAGTCCGCTTCTTCTCCGAACGGTTCTATGGTTGCGAACGCCCGCCACTCGATCAGCTGGCGCGGCGTGAGGAGCCCCATCAGGTAATCCGGATGGGGCACCCCCAGCGCCAGGCTCAGTCTGAAGAGGAACCGTCTTGCGGGGTCGCCGGCGAGTTTTTTCCGATCTCCTTGACATCCTTCTGCTGCAGGCCGGACAGTTTCGACGCCACCTCAAAGAGCCGATCGATGACCGCCGTGCTCTTTCGGGCCAGCTCCGGTTCGTCCTCGGCCATGAACAGGTGGTCCCCCTGTTCATCGATCAGAGACAGCCGGACCGCCCGGACGCGGAAATCCGGGAAGGCATCCTCGCCTTTCTTCCGTACCCATTCAAAGAAGGTGTCGCGTTCCTTCGCGGTCAGTTCCCGCACTACGACGGTTCCACCCCACTCCGGAACGTCCACCTCTTCCCGCTTGAGATCGTTTGCCGCGATGATAGCGGCTCGGTCCAGTAGACTCATAATGTCGCTCCTGGCCGGGGTAACGTAAGTACGTTACCCCGGACCTACAAAAGGTTGTTAGCTCGACAGCGAAATCGCGCCGGTGACCTTGATCGTGCAACTCGCCTTGATCTGCTCACCGACGTTCGACGTCACGCCCAGGCTCGATACGAATCCCGTCAGGCTAAACGTCGACACACTCGTGTCCGCGAAGACCACCTGGTAGTTGACCGAATCCGACGACTCGAAATCCCCCAACATCGTCTCGTGCGAATCGTGGTCATAGTTCAACTCCAGCGTCAACTCGCCGGAATCCCGGAAGGACGCGATGTACTCCCGGTAACCGCCCGTCGACGCCAGGTGGGTCACGTCGATCATGTCCCGCGTGGAACCGCTGAATGAGAGCGCGGTCACCTCACCCAGCGCCGTAAAGGTCTCGCTCGAAGCACCATCCCCGCGCTTGAACGTGACACCTACGGTTGAAGTCGCAGTTGTG